AATGGGTGGCATTGTACCAATCATACAGTGGTGAAAGAGGAATCTTCTCAAGAGAAGCTTCTAAGTCTACAGTTGCAAAACGAGGACGGAGAGATAGCAGCTATGATTTTGGGACTAACCCGTGCTCCGAAATTATTCTGCGTCCGTATCAGTTCTGTTAATTTGTAGCAGCTTTAGAGAGTAATCTCTATCGAACACAGGGTGAATTCAGGGAAACTCCTACGGGACAATCCTGAGCCAAGCCTCTAACGAGGAAGGTGCAACGACTAGGCGAAAGCCGTACATTCAAGTGAATGGAAGCGCCCTGCCCCTAGCAATAGGGTGATGATATAGTCTGAGCTAAATGGTAACATTTAGGTGGAAGTTGACTCTAATACAATGTAATCTTATAACATTGCATAGGAGTTAATGTGGAACTAGTTAAAAACAGAGAAGGATATTTAGTAAGTAATACACACAGAGAGTGCACTAGTTGTCGTAGTATTTTTGAAATTACTAGTAAGACAGTGACACTTTGTAAAGTGTGTAATTCAGAGAGAGTAAAAGCAACAGGCGAAACAAGCAAGATGCTTTTACGAGCAAAGCAGAGAGCTAAGGCAAAAGAATTAGAATTTAATTTAACGGCTGAAGACATAATTATACCTACACACTGTCCTATTTTAAACATACCTTTAGTACACAAAAAAGGTAGTCCGGGCGGTAGTAATAATAGTCCAGCGTTAGATAGAATAGATAATTCTAAAGGTTATGTAAAAGGTAACGTACTTGTTATTAGCCATTTAGCCAACATGATGAAAAGCTCTGCTACTGAAGAACAACTTATTAAATTTGCTGACTGGATTTATAGTTCGTATCCCCGGCAGTAATTAACGACTACTGTTGAACACAACTGAACCTTACGGAAGTGGTCGCACGAGCATCAGATGATGGAGCCACTCTACTTCGCAAAGTGCGACTTGCTACAATCTTGGGGACATTCCAATCCACCCTAACTGACTTTCCTTACCTACGTAAGGTTTGGCAGAAGAACACAGAGGAAGAACGTCTACTAGGTGTATCAATCACAGGCATTTTAGACAGTGTGTTGCTAAACAACATTAACGATCCTGATTTGCCTAATCGTCTAGACACAATGCGTGAATACGCTGTGGAGATTAACAAAGAGTATGCGGAAAAACTTAACATTAACCCAAGTGCTGCTATCACTTGTGTCAAGCCCTCTGGCACTGTTTCTCAGCTTGTTGATAGTGCTTCTGGCATTCATGCTCGGCATAGCGAATACTATATTCGGCGTGTACGTAACGACAACAAAGACCCTATTACAGAGTTTCTCAAGAGCCAAGGAGTACCTAGTGAACCTGACGTAATGAAGCCTCTGGATACAACAGTGTTCAGCTTTCCTATGAAGAGTCCTGTAGGCTGTGTCACTCGTGACCAGCTAGACAGCTTCACGCATTTAAAACTGTGGCTATTGTATCAGCGTCATTGGTGTGAACATAAACCTTCAGTTACAATTTATGTTAAAGAAGAAGACTGGCCTGCTGTAGGTGCATGGGTATGGGAACACTTTGATGAAATTAGTGGTATTAGCTTCTTACCTTGGGACGGAGGAAGCTATAAGCAAGCCCCTTATGAAGAAATTGACGAATCAACATACAACCAATTGCTAGCTAACATGCCTGCTACAATTGACTGGGAGTCATTCGTTGAGTTCGAGGATAATGTTGAGGGTGCTCAACAGCTTGCCTGTAGTTCTGGTGTCTGTGAAATCTGACAAAGAGCTTATTGAGAAAGCCATAGCAGGGGACAGCGTTGCCTGTTCCTTGCTATTCTCACGCCACAGAAACAATTTGTACAGATTCTTACGTCAGAAACTAAGAAACAAAGATGTTGCTGAAGAAATAACTCAGGAGACATTACTAGTAGCATACAAGAAATTAAACACGTTTAGAGGCGATAGTAGCTTTTATACATGGTTGTGTACCATAGGGCTTAGAAAAGCCTTCAGAAAGCCTAAAAACAGCCTTAAAACGGATAAAGAACTTGTATCTACTGTAACCCCTGAGAGCTTGCTAGAAAGCAAGCAAGAAGTAGAACAGGTGTTAGAAGCAATGGTTAGATTGCCACCTACTCAGCAGAAAGCTTTGTTCTTAAAGGAGTACGAATCGATGCGTTATAATGAAATTGCAGACCACTTGCAATGTTCCCCGTTATATGCTACAAAGCTTGTACATGAGGCAAAGAAAGCCATACGAAAGGAACTCAATGACGAACGAAGAAAGCTATCGAATGATGAATGCCCTGCGTAAGCATGTCTCTGTACATGTTTATGAGGTTGAAGGCAAACTAGAACTAGTATTGAAATTTACAACGGTTGATGGAAAGGTACACCAGATATGTCACAGTCATCTGAAGCAGGAGAAATGAATTTAACTGTAACTAGGGAGAACGAAGATGGTAGTGTAGACATACAGCTAGAGAACCTAAGTCCACGCTTTACACAGATGCTGTTACAGGAAGGACTAATTGTTGTAATGAAACGCTATCTAGACACTCTTGAAGAAGAGAAACGTATACCAGCATTGTTGAAAGGGAAACATGAATAAAGAAGATGTTATGAAAAAGCAATATGGCGGTATGCATTACAAAGATCGTAAGATTCAACCTTGGGAGATTTGGGAGGCGTATGACATGGATGGATGGGAGGCAAGTGCTACAAAGTATTTGCTACGCTACAAAGACAAAGGCAAGCCCATTGAAGACTTGTACAAGTGCCTACACAACATTGAATATTTAATTGCTAGGGAAGAACGTAAGGCACAACAACCAACATCAGGCTTTGTTGTAATGTAAAAAAAGGGAGCTATATGCTCCCTTTCTCATTCCCCGATTTTCTTTTGTAATATCTTGTGTACTTCAGCCACTGTACGTGGCTTTTTAGTTTTACTATCGTAGAAAATATTTTTATTTGCTCTAGCTGCTTGCATACCTACAACCTTAACAGCAGGTGTAAATGGTTTAGCTTTAGCAAAGTCAATAGCTGTACCAAGCCCTAAGAAGTGTGCTGTATATAGATGTGTATCTGAAGGGTCTTTACCTACAGCTTTTTTAAAGCCTTGTTTATTTTCTTCAGTTAATAACTCCACTACTTTCTTAGATTTTACAGGATCAGTACGGTCAGCCATCGTATAATTGAGCTTATGTTTCTTAGTTAGGTCTTTCCAAGTTTGCTCAACAAACTGATAGTGTCCTGTAGCACTACTAGTCTTAGCTTTAGCAGTAGCAACACCACTGCTTTCAGCCATCTTTAGACGCTCATAGTAGTCAGGCTTAGACTCCTGTTGTGGTGCAGGAGCTTCTTCTTTACCGCCTGTAAAAAAATCCCATACCATTTCCCACGGTTTCATTGTGCACTCCAGCTAGCTTCTGAGTTAGGATCACCACCTAGATATTTGTAGCCATTAACTACATCACCTACAGATAATGTTCCTGATGAGGCAGCAGGTTGTGCTGCAGCAGGTTGTTCACCGCCAGCCATAGGAGGATTTACAACACCTCTACCAGCACCAGCTACAGGCTGTGCTGCTAAGCTGAAGAATCCACCATAGCCTTGACCGCTATTAATAACATTAGCAAAGTCAGCACCTACAGCTTTAACATCTTCACCTGTAAGCATTGATCTACCATACACAATGTTATTAGTAAGAGCTGCTGTAGTTTTATTAAACTCACTAATAGCAGTTTGTAAATTAGGTTGTGCAGGTTGTGTTAATGGACGATTTTGTAAATTGACAGGTATAACAGCAGCAATTTGACCTGCACTATTAACACCAATTTGCATAGTTACACCATACTTAGCTTCAAGATTACGTTTAATACCTTGAATCTTAGCTACAGTAGTTTGCATAGCAGAGCTAGCATTGTCTTTGATAACAGCAGATTCTGCTTCAGGCATCTTACCGATCTTTTCACCAAGCTTCTTGTAATCGGTCATCAACAAACGACCATTAGCACCAGTGTCAATTGATGTGGCAATTGCAGAACTAATGATGTTTACTTCTGATGGAGTAAGCACATTTCCTTTATCTGCTTTATCTACTGTTGTACGAGCAGTAGCCATCAAACCTTCATGGAATGCACGTGTAACTTTAGGGTCTTGCTCAGGAGGTGTTGGCACAGCACCCGGATTATCTGCTGCATTTTTGAATCCGTTGTTAACAGTAGACAAATCTGTAGCACCCTGAATAATGTCTCGCACACCAAACACAGAGCTTGTTAACAAACGCTCTTGGTTTTCCATAAACGCATAAAAGTGTGGCTGTGTCTTCTTGAGGTTTTCTCGTTGAGCACCACCACTCCAATAAGCCATAACTAGAGTGTTGTTCTGCATGGCTGTTTGCTGTTTAATAGCTAAGTCAACCAACTCAGATTGTTCTTTCAATGACTTATCACGATAGGTTGACAACACTGCAGCCATAGCACCTAAGCCAACACCCTTGTCATCAGCATAAGTACGTAGAGCTACATCAGCAGCGTTATTAATATCAGCCCTCATCTCATCACGTTTCTTGCTACTAATATTGGGATTGTTAGCAAAATAAACATCTAAGCTTTGCAAAGATGTTTGACGAGACTTTTCAATGTTTGTACGCATCTGCACATTATGTGCATCAATTTGTACTTTAAACTTAACAGGATCAATTTCAGGACTACCGCCTTGTGCCATGCTTTGTAGTGTTTGACTCCACACGTTCTCTTTGTTAGACGTAGCTTCGTTTAACACTAATGAGCCTAAGTTACCAGAGAAAATAGCAGTGAAGCCTGCACGTACTTGGTCAGCATCTAAGTCGCTTTGTGCCTGTGCACCTTCTACAAAGTTTTTAATTCCATCGGTTTGTGTCTTTGCAGCTTGATATTGTTTAAAACCATAAACCTTACGATTGTAAGCTTCACGATCTGTAGAATACTCATTCCACAATTGTTAACGA